ATTTTAAATAGTTTAAACTTGTAACGACGAAAAACTCTGGCACTTTTTTATAACCCAACTCTTTTGAATAACTAGTCCAATCAAAGTTATATTTATTGAGTGCTTCGTTTGCGCTCACTTTATTATAATAGTCAGACGCCTCATTTTTTACTATGTTACAACCCATGCTAGATAAAAAATTATATTCTATGTCAAACACATGGCCAGGGTTTATTGTGTTATTAATATTTTTGTCTTCTAATTTAATATTAGAAAGTTGTCTAATATACTTAAAATATTTTGATTTAATTTTATTTTTATATGCAACATCTTTTCCATCATCAATGTAAACTTGCGAATCTGATAAAGATAATTGTACCATATTAATATGCGGAGAGAACAAACGTGAATTTTTTTCATCGGGTAAATTATTGCAGACAAAAGGAGATCCTAAACGAATAAATTCATTTTTATTCAATAGCGCTAATAACTTCCATATGTTGTTTTTATCCTTCCTCAATTCATCAAGAGTTTCAATGTAATCTTTGCAATAATAATTAAATTGCGCCTTGCTAACACCTTTATTTACAGCAGTATAAAAATTATTTAGTTCTTTTGATAGCTCATCATTGTTATTTTTAATATAATTTTCGATAATTTCTACCAATTGTGTATACACTTTATATTGCACAAGTCTAAAGTCATCCAATTGAATAATATACTGCTGCTCCTTTGTCAGTTTTGCATCTTTAATCCAAACATTATTAATAAGCCCATAAAAGTCGTCTTGGGGGCGTAGCGGGTCTTTAGAACTACTTTCTATCATGTTTATCAATTTCTGCTCAACTTCACTCTTGGTATGCATTCCCTTTTTAATGAATACTTCTGATTTTTCGTATTCATCTTCAAATCGACTAAATGTATTTGCAGAAGTCTTGCATAGCCTTTGCACTTGCTCATTTGTCAACACATCTTTTTTTGTTTCTCCGTGGTGCCTAGTTTTATTTTTTGTTTTAAAATTACTATTCTTTAATGTATATTTTTTATTTTTCATAGTATTACTATATATATATATATTATACTTTTAAAAAAATATATGTTATCATGTAAATTTGTCTTCCAACTTAGTAATTAAATCGTCGTTATAAATAAAGTTACCAGATGGTTTATACTCATGAATTGATTTGTACAAAGTATTATCAGGTTTCTTAACCTTAGGCGTGGCCGGTATATCATTTATATTTTTATTGGAAAGTTGCAATTGTTCACTTTCTTCCTGGTTCATTTTTTTGCCGTATTCATCTATAACAATTCCTGTTTTCTTTTTCAACTCTGTTCTAACATAAGACGGCACCCAGTGTTTCCAACATATAAAAAGCGCATTAGGGTGAACATATTTTACAATAAACCCATTCTCTCCCAATTTATCTGTTAAATATGCAATACATGCACCCTGGTCGTATTTTGGTACACCTATTATAATTTCCGGAACAACAAACCAACAAAATTGTTCATCTATCTTTTGCCTTGATGTTGTTCTAATTCTCACATGTATTCTATTTAAAATCTTATTAAATAATTCTAATTTTTGCAAATCATATTGATGTTTCTTTTCATACAGGTCATCAATATTAATTTTTTCAGTAAAATTATCAATATTTTCAAGCGTGAATATATTTGCCATAGGTATATGTTATGCCAAAAGAAAAAAAACTTAACAAGAAAATTGTATTAAATAGTTTTCATCAATATTAAATATATTGATGACAATTAAACATTTGGTTATCTCTGGTGGTGGACCTACAATGATTAAATCATTGGGCGCCTGCCAATATTTGGAGCAAAATAATTTTTGGAAACTAGATGAAATTAAAACAATACATGGTACATCTGCTGGCGCAATTATTGGTTCTATTTTATGTCTAAACTATGACTGGAATACGTTAAACACGTATGTTATAGAAAGACCATGGAATGATGCGCTGCCATTTAGTATTAAATCTATTTTAGATTCATATACTAATCGAGGTATATTTGGTAAAAAAGCAATTGAAACTATATTCAAGTCTCTCTTATTAGGCAAAGACTTGGCATTAAATATTACAATGGCGGAATTTTATGAATATTCAAAAATTGAATTATACATGTATTCTTTTGAAATTAACAACTTCAAAATGGAGACAATTTCATATAAAACTTATCCTGAACTTCCACTACTAACTGCGTTACAAATGACATCTGCTATTCCCATTTTAATTTCTCCTGTATGCATTGATGGTAAATGTTTTATTGACGGCGCTGTCGTATCTAATTATCCACTGAACTATTGTTTAGATATGGTTGATGATCCTAATGAAATTCTTGGTTTCAAGAATGATTATGGAGATAAGAAAGAATCACATAAAATAGATGAAGAATCGACACTACTAGATTATATAATGGCATTTTTATATAAACTAATTTTTCAACTGAATACAGAAGATAAACAAACGGCAATTGAAAACGAGGTTCTTTATAGTGCGCAATACTTGTCATTTGAATATATCAAATCTGTCCTTTCATCACAAGAAATAAGGAGAGAGTTTTTGGAAAGCGGTATTCAATCAGCCAAGGATTTTTATACCACTTTTAGCAAACATTGTTAGAGGACAGAGTTTAAGAATTGAACTAGCGTAGCCTTTGTCGGTTTTGCGTCGTACTCGATTATTTGTCCATCTTTCAACAATTTGATTGTGGGATATCCTTCTACTTTGTATGTATTCATAAGTTTCTCAACTTCGGGTGTTTCATTTGTGCAGTTAACATCCGTAAAAATTACTTGATAGCCATTGATGGTTTTTCCTTGGTATTCTTGTTTCAAACTTTCCCATTCTGGTTTTGCTGTTTTACAATGAGGACACCAGTCAACAGAAAACAGCAATAATTCTGCTTGTTTACTTCCGGTCGCCGCCCCTTTTGGCATATTCTCTCTGTTTGCGCTATACGATGGCGCCAACTTAGGACCAACTATTTTATTGTAATAGTAAATAGAAATAATTATAAAAACGATAACAACTAAAATAATAGCAATTGTTCCCCATGACATATTGTTTCTTATTCTTGAAAGAAGACTACTAGCTCCACCAAATGCGGGTGTCATACGTATATATTAATAAGAATAAATTTAAAACACCTTTAAACGAATATAAAGCTATCGGGCGATAAATATTTAACATGTTGTTTAGAAATAAGGAAGGAAAACTGGTTGAGTTGAATAGATATGATTATACAAATGACCATATTTATTATAAAAAAATTATGAAGACTAAAAATCTTTGCAAAGAAACTACTTCTAAAGAAGGAAATTATTCCAATTTTTTGATTCAAAAATCACTTTTTCCGATGCTTGAAAAAACAAACTAGACAATTTATCTAAACAATCTATTCATTACTGAAAAAATTAAAATTATTATAAAAATAGAAAATGTATAACTGCATAGAATATTCGTTTTTAAGGCAGACCATTCGCCATTAAAAATTCCTCCAATATTTTTAGAAAATTCAAAAGTAATTGATATATTTTTATACAGGACAAATGTTAAAATGGCTAATATAAGAAATTTTCCAAAAAGAGAGGCAATAATAAAATTGCTTACTGGGCTGACAATAAACATTAAAATCAATAAAATAGATACAATTGTACAAATACAAACATTTTTAGTTCCACTTGAATAATCTATTAAATAGTCGGCGCTCATATACTATACTTCTTAAAAAAAATATTGTTTTCTTTATGTTATGAATAAAAATAGTCATAACATATACAATATACTAACGATACTTGCGCATTGTCTTTCTTCTCCCTCCATTAGCCACATCTGGGCGTGTAAATACTAACTTGTATCCTTCAGTGGGAAGTCCCGACATAGATACAAGTTGATATCCCATGCCATTCATTTCAGCAAGTTTATTTTCTATAGCAGCGTTTTGGTTTTTTGGTAAGTAACTTAAATCTATGCCACGTACATCTACAACTTTATATTCTGGCATATATATAATATATTACAAAAAAATCTTGCAATACAATATGTATTTATACTAATCCTGCTTTACAAATTAAAGACATACACTATGGCTTGTTACGCGCGTTCCTTTGCCAAAATCGCAATCAGCATCAGCATTATTTGCGCGCCGCACCCACACTACGTGTTGCTCTTCGCCTTAACGTCCTGTTTTTACGTTTACTGGAACGTTTCATTTTTCTGTTGCGATGCGTTTTTCCCCAACCAAATTGTCCTTTGTATTTGTTTGCCATAGTGTTTCCATACACGCCCCACCCTTGTCCGTGTCCATGTCCATAAGGTTCTCTTGGGTATTGCACATAATCTGTTGTTCTATTGTATTGGCTATTACCAAAAGTATTGTGAACTTGAGTTGAACCCAAACCATACGGCTGGCCACTTCGTGTAGTAGATGTTGGTCCAAAACTAACGCGGCTCATAATATATTAGAACAATATTATATTAGAACAATAATTATTATTAGCCAAAATAATAATTTCTGTAATATTTTTTTAAATATATAATATAAGATGCGTTTAACCAAAAATATAAATACAACAAAAACAAAAACAAAAACAAAAACAAAAACAAAAACAAAAACAAAAACATTAAAGTCTCGTGTTTATTCAAGAAAAGATTATAACGCAGGCGATGGAATGTTGACTACAGTATGGGGGCCTAGTATGTGGCACTATTTGCATACAATGAGTTTCAACTACCCTGTAAATCCTACTAGCGAAGATAAAAAACATTATAAAGATTTTGTTACAAATTTACAATATGTTTTACCTTGCAAATATTGTCGCATGAATTTAAAAACTAACTTTAAATCATTGCCCTTGACAATGAATGATATGGAAAATAGAGAAACATTTTCTCGATATGTTTACGAACTACACGAATTGGTGAATCGAATGTTGAAAAAAACATCGGCCTTGACATATTGCGACGTGAGAGAGCGATACGAACACTTTAGGGCAAGATGCACGGATGAAAAACCAAAAATATTTAAAGTGGAATCTAAAAAGAAGACCATGAAAAACAAAACTGCTGCAGAAAAGGGATGCACAGAACCGCTTTATGGTAAGAAATCAAAATGTATTATTAAAATTGTTCCTCAAGAAGAAAAAGGAGCAACTTTTCAAATGGATAAAAAATGCGAGAAAACTAGGGATTAGGATGATATATATATATTTTTTTGAATTTAAAAAAATATATTTTTGACTTAATTTTGCGCCACTTTTTCCAAAAGTGGTTTACATCCCAAAGCTACTAAAACTACTTAAAACAGGCTGCGGTAAATATTCGCTGCTTATAGAATTATAATTGGGAACTTTTTTA